ACACCCGCAAGGGCATCCGGATCCCTTCGGGGACAGGGGGGAGTATGCCGACTAAACCGCTTAAGCCATGCTCACAGCTTGGCTGTCCTGCTCTTACTGACTCCCGCTACTGTGAGCAGCACCGCAAGCAGGAGCAGCGCAGGTATGACAACGAGAGAGGCACTAAAGCACAGCGCGGCTATGATGCCCGCTGGCGTAAGTTGCGTCTGTATTATTTAAGCCTGCATCCACTGTGTGTTGACTGCCGACAGAAAGGCCGTCTTACAGCAGCAACAGAGGTACACCATATACACCCGCTGCGTAATGGCGGGACACATGAGCATAGCAACCTGATGGCATTATGCCGTGCATGTCACTCTGCCCGGACATTTGCAGGGGGGTAGGGGGGTTAAATAGCTACAGCCCTAACCCACGGACACCGGCGAGTCCCAAAACGCAAATTTTCGCAAAATGAGATAAGGGGGATTTATTATTTTAATAAAAACTCTGCCGATAGACAATCTCATCCCGGCTACATACAATCCGCGCAAAGATTTAAAGCCGGGTGACCCCGAATATGAAAAACTTAAAAAGTCCATTATCGAATTTGATTACATAGATCCAGTCATATACAACCAGCGTACCGGTCTTGTGGTCGGCGGGCATCAACGGCTGAAGATACTGCGCGAATTAGGTCGGACTGAGGTTGATGTATCCGTTGTCGACCTGCCGGAGGACAAAGAAAAGGCGCTGAACCTGGCGCTGAATAAAATCAGCGGAGACTGGCACATGCCAAAGCTGAAGGACCTTTTAATAGAGATCGATACAGGAGCTTTTGACATTGAGATCACTGGTTTTGACAGCGATGAAATAGAAAATATGATGAAAGCCAACACTCCGCAGGACATAGACGAATTATTAAACGAACTTGATGTTAGTAAAGCAATAGAGAAGCCGATATGGGCAACTGTCCGCACAAGCCCTGACAAACAAGAAATTCTGGAACGGGTACTTGTATTACTCGAACAGAATGGGATAAAGGTTGAGCGCAGCTATGACACCTAAAAAATGGGGTAAAACAGATAATTCGATGGAGTGGCATAAGGCGGAAATGAGGAAAAAATATCTGCCAAAAGACGCCAAAGTGCTTGATTTGTTTTGCGGAAACGGCGAAATGTATAAAAGGGCATATAAAGATTTGGCATTAAAGTATCATGGCACAGATAAAGAAAAAGTACACGACACAAATATCTGTACACTTATCAATAATGTAATATATATAGCGCATAACGACATAACGGATTACAATGTTTTTGACCTTGACGACTACGGCACACCGTGGAAACTGCTGTATTTAATATTGAGAAAGCTGCCGCCTGGGAAGGTAACGATATTTATAACAGACGGCCTGGTTATGCATCAGAAAGTAGACGGCAAAGTCACAAAGTTTGTATCCGCCACGGAGAGATTACCGAGGAAATTTAACATACCAGGCTTAAACAGATATTACATTGATATATTTGCAACAATGCTAAAAGATATTGAAATACGCTATGGGTGGATAACCGATAAAGCTTTGTATTTTCATAACGAACGCCGGTCAGTTTACTACTGGACTTTAAAAATGAGGCACTCCCATAGCCCCGATACTTAAAAAACCCGCCAATACTGGTCTGCGGGGTTTGGAAAACAATGAAATAAATAAAATAATTTTAGAGCCTGAAAGCCACGCCCCTCTAGGGCCGCCAGCCTCGCGATTTCGATTATACCAAAGCCAACATACAAACATACGCCTAAAATATTTAAAGGGCTTAAAAACGATCCTACGCGTCCAGAATATTGCAACAATAGTATGAAAAACGGAGAAAATGGAAGTAAACACTAAAAAAACCCTCCATAATGTGATATAATAAGAATAAATGGAGGTTTTTTAAAAATGCCAGTAATTTACGAGCCTAGCGGAAGGGCAAGGGAGTATGCAGGTCTAGCGGCGAATCTTTACAGCGGCTGTTCACACGGCTGCAAGTATTGTTACGCCCCGCCAGCGACCAGGCGCGATAGAGAGGAATTTCACGCAAACCCACAACCAAGAAAAAACGTGTTGGAACAGTTGAAAAAAGATTGTAAAAAACTTGATAGCACCTGCCCGGCCGTATTATTCAGTTTTACCACAGATCCATACCAGCAGATAGACGACACATACCGGCTGACCAGGCAAGGGATCGAAATCCTGCACGAAAAAGGGATATCGGTAGAGATATTAACCAAGGGAGGAACCAGGGCGGTTAAGGATTTCGACCTATTGAACGAAAAAGATGCTTTTGCAACAACCCTTACTTTTTTAAACAACCGGGATTCGGAGGAATGGGAGCCTAACGCTGCCCCTCCGGCTGATAGAATCAGGACTATGAAAAAGGCTTTTGACCGTGGGATAAAGGTATGGGCAAGCCTCGAACCGGTAATAGACCCGGAACAAAGCCTTGAAATAATCCGTCAAACATACGGTTTTGTTGAACTGTTTAAAGTCGGCAAGCTGAACCACCATCCGATAGCCAATGCCATAGACTGGTATAAATTTGGCTGGGAATCAAAAAAACTGTTAGAGTCATTAGGCTGCAGGTATTACCTTAAACACGACCTAAGAAGTAAAATGAAACTTATATCGTAACCGCCGAAAGGCGGTTTTTAAATGGAGTTGATATTATGGCCGGCAGACCACGAAAGCCGACAGTATTAAAAGTATTAGAGGGTAATCCGGGTAAGCGGCCCCTACCCAAAAACGAACCGAAACCGGAACCCCTTGCCCCGAAATGCCCGGCCCATCTGGACAAGGCCGCAAAGCGGGAATGGAAAAGGGTTGTCGATCTACTCGAACCGCTTGGACTGGTCAATAAGTTAAATATGGCGGCCTTAGCGGCTTACTGCCAGGTATATAGCAGGTGGGTAGAGGCTGAGGGCATGATCCGCAAGCATGGGATGCTGGTTAAAACGCCTAATGGATATCCGCAGTTATCACCGTTTATGACAGTAGCGAACAGGTGTTTAGATCAGATGAAGTCTTATATGGTTGAGTTTGGCATGACCCCGGCCAGCATGAGCAGAATTAACATCAATCCCGGCGAGGCCAAAGACGACATGGAAAGCCTGCTGTCTGGGGTGAAGTAAAGTGTACTTCGACCAGGCCAAAGCTGACCGGGCGATAAAATTTATACGCCACCTACGGCACACCAAAGGTAAATGGAAAGGTGTGCCTTTTACTTTACTGCCCTGGCAGGAGCAAGCTTTGACAGACGTATTCGGCACACTCCGGGACAGCGGGATTAGGCAGTATAACACCGCTTATCTGGAGGTATGTAAGAAGCAGGGTAAATCCGAGCTTGGTGCCGGTATCGCACTGCAAGGGCTATGTGCTGACGATGAATGGGCGGCTGAGGTTTACGGCTGCGCTGCAGACCGGGCGCAGGCATCTATTATCTTTGATGTTGCCGTAGATATGGTTGACCAGGACCCGGCACTCAAGAAACGAATTAAGCCCGTGCTGTCGCAAAAGCGTCTTGTCTATTTGCCGACAAAATCATTTTATCAGGTGTTGTCGGCAGAGGCATATTGTTTACACCCGGACACCATTATTGACATGGCTGACGGCAGCAGAAAGATGGCCAGCACTTTATATGCTGGACAAATGATTATTGGATGGGATGGCGAAAAACTAACACCAGCAAAAATTGAGTCCGTAGAGGAACAACCACCATCTCCTGTGTATAGAATTAAAACCCATAGAAGCAGAGAGATTATTGTTACCGGAGAACATCCGTTCCTAACAATGATTAATGGGCGAAGATCACAGGACTTGACACATAAATACCAATGGTCAAAAGCAAAGGACTTAAAAATAAATGACAGGATAAAAATTGCATTAAATTGGCCAGAGATGACGAGTAATATGTCCGCATTAGAGGCGTGGGCAGCGGGAGCATGGGCCGGAGATGGTGAGTGCGGCAGATTTAGGTTCATAAATATTGACGAAAAAATTATCAACGAAATGAACCGATTTATGCAGTCGATTGGGAGTTGTTTGGTGTCCAATTATTCAACCAGGCAAAAGCAAAAAGGCGCAATAGGCGGACCGTGCCACGAACATCACGTAATGGGCAGGGGGAAAAGGACAAAAAGCCCAGGCCGCGAATGGGTTAGAAAACATTTTGGGCAGGAATCGCGAGCTTATAATAAAAGAATACCGGAAGCAATCTTTAAAGGCGGGCCAGTTGCATGGGCTGCCTTTTTGGCGGGTTGGATGGATACCGATGGATGTGTCCCGATAACGTCGCATATGGCTAAATGGTCAAGTTGTAGCGATAATATGCTAAAAGACGGACAGTCATTGCTTGCAAGATTTGGTATAAATGCAACAATCGCAAAAAACAACCTGCATGTATCTGGCCTGGCGCAATTAAAAACACTTTACAGCGCTATAGCGCCATATATGAAAAATGGAAACAAGAAATACAAGCTGGCAATAAAAACAGAAAGGACCCCTCTCTCTGCGTTTAATGCACACGTAGCTGACAGAATAGTGTCCATAGAGATATTATCACCTATTAAGACCATCTCGCTTGAAGTGAAAAACATTCAGACACATATTACCAACGGGATGATAACGCATAATACAAAGCATGGCTTAAACGTGTCGCGGGTGATATTTGACGAAGTACACGCGCAGCCAAACCGTGGCCTTTATGATGTTATGACAGAAGGATCAGGCGACGCCAGGGTTCAGCCTCTGTATGTATTTCTGACCACAGCAGGAGACGACCCGGATCGGGAAACCATAGGGTGGGAACTCCACCAGATGGCCGTTGACGTACTTATGGGGCTTAAAGTTGATCCTACATTCTATGCCATGCTGTACGGCATTGACCGCGATAATAACCGCATCTGGACAGGTCGTGACTACTGCGTAGCAGATAAAATAGACTGGCAAAATGAAGAAGTCTGGCGCATGGTCAACCCGTCGATTGATCACACCGTGCCGATGGAAAAAGTCCGGGACCAGTACACCAGGGCAAAAGGAAACCTGTCACGGGAAAAGAATTTTCGCTGGCTGAGGCTTAACTCGTGGGAGAAAATAAAAACGTCAAAATGGATACCGCTTGAAGCATGGGACGCATCGGCCGACATCGTTATCCCGGAGAGGTTGGCGCATCGTCCCTGCTACGGCGGGCTTGACCTGTCCAGCAGTATTGACCTGACAGCCTTTGCCCTGGCCTTCCCGCCAACTGATGATGATCCGTTATGGCGGGCTTTGTGGCGGTTCTACATCCCGGAGGACAACTTCAAAGAACGCGTCCGGCGCGACGGTGTAGCATACGACCGCTGGATAAAAGAAGGTTACATCAAGACAACTCCCGGCAACGTCGTTGATTATGCCTTTATCCGTGAGGATATAAAGCGGCAGCGCGACTTATATGACATCCGGGAGATAGGATTTGACCCCTGGCATGCGCTGCAGCTGTCAATCGACCTGACGGATGACGGGCTGACAATGGCCGAGGTAAGGCAGGGTTATAAAACCATGTCGCCGGCCATGAAACTGCTTGAAAAGCTGATATTAGGTCAGCAGATAGCACACGGCGGTAACCCCGTAGCAAG